AATTGCTTTCCCCGTTCTCATTCAAGGCTGGCACTCTGATGAACTTCGCTTTCCCGGTCGGATAGTCCCGTTCCTGCTGCTCCAGCCGTCCAAGCACATCATGAACCGACCAGCGGGTCGCAATGTGCAGTTCCTTGCATTCGCCGGTTTTCCGTTGCTGCAGGTCCGTCGTGTACTGCGTCCAGAGCTTATCCAGGCGTTCCTTGCTCATCGCCTGTTCGATACTCTCCACCAAGTCATCCGCGTACAGAAGCTGAGCCGCGCGGAGTTTACCGGCGTTGCCAGCCCCAACCGAGGAGAACTGGAAGGTCTCAAACCGGCTGGACTCTCCCAGATCGATCCGGAGGTCCTTCGCGTCCGTCCGGACCAGCGGAACGTCAGGAAACACATCCCGCCAGAGGTATTCGCCGTTCTTATCCAGGATCCGCAGAATCTCCTGATACATGCCCTTTACAATACCGGCATCATGAGAAAAGGTAAGAATAGGGCTGTTCGGGTTCCGGCCGCCCAGCCAGGTCAGGAAGAAGATTGCCAGCGTGGTCTTTCCGACTCCGGGCGGGAGGGAAATGGTCAGTAGTTCCAGATCACCGGTAGCTAATGACTGAAGATCTTTTGCTATTGCGTGTAATGTTTTTCTCCTTGGTAGGTAGAATTGTTTGTTCGGTTCACGGTCCGCTTCCACGTACAGCATGTAGGCATCGAAGTCTGTCTTTGCGTCCACCAGCAAAGACTTCCGGTACGCCTCGTTGAGCTGTTCCAGTACGGTGACCGTCGCGTCTCCATTCCGGCGAATCGCTGCGGTGATCTTGCTCCGTAGCTCACGATTCACTTCGTGGTATTCAGGCTTTCCGTGACTGATCTCGTCATACAGAACCGCCACGGCGTCCCTGTAAACCTGCGGATCGTCCGGATGCCTGGAAACGCTTCCTTCTATAAGCTGACAGATCCGGTCTGTTTCTTTATCTATCCGACCGTCAGGAACCTGCAGCAGTTCGGGATTCTTGTTTCTGTGCTTCATGTGTCGCCTCCAAAAATAAAAGCACAGCCGGTATCGCTACAGCTGTGCGCATAATAAGAGTATTTAGTTAATTCATTTTTTAACGATCTAAAGATCATCAATTTCTTTGCACAGAATCCATAGCACTGTACACCACCACGCAGGAATGATTACCAAAATCGCTATAATTGCTATAATCCCCCATGTTGTCATAAATCAATATCCTCATTCTTTGACGCACTACTTAAAGGTTGGTTGTGACTTCTGAAAATGCTTACAATCTACGCTGATTGATACGTCATCGCAATCATTGGCATACCAAATACCGTTATCGCTTGTAGCAATAAAAACATCGTTGACCTTTTCGGCAAACAGATTGTATACGTTCTTCTTTCCACATACCTTTGAATGTATACAACCATCGCATTGTGTCACATTAACCATGACATACCTCCAACTCATTCTTTTTCCACATTAACACATCTGAAGAATTTCTTCATAAAGCCAACCAATGGCATCTGTGACTTCAAAATCGTCTACTGGATTAAAATTTTTTTCGTATTCAAGTATCTTTTTCAATACTCTTTCCTTGAAATCTTCGTTAGTGTTCACGTTCGTACTTATTTCTCTTGCATTCATTATGTCAAACACTCTTTCATATTCAGAAACGCTCAACTTTTCTAAAATTGTTGTTATATGATAACTGCAACCTTGTTTTACAGCATCATAAAGCAACCTGCTTAGCTCTTTCTGTTCTGTTTTATTAAGAATGAGAATTTTCATCATTATCGCATCGCCTCCATCACAGCATCTTCAGGTACGACTGCGGTATCTCATTATACCGGTACTCCTGGATCCGCCGTTGTCCGTTCGCGTACGTCACCAGCAGACTGTATACCGACCGAAAACCACCAAGCGGTTTAGGCTCCGACCGGATCCCTAACAGCTTTACCGAACTGACCGTCCAACCCATAACCGACCCTCCATTTTACAGCGCTTTTACCTTGAACACACCGTTATTGTTGTCGTCATACCACATTGAGACCGCGTATCCTTCCGGAGCCGTTCCGGACATGTCCCACCAGGTATTGTCCGGATCCATGTGAATCTTCGGCTCAATCTTCCGGTCAAACGTCTGAGCCAGTACTTGCATTGCGTCATAGACCGTCATGTCTTCCGCGATCACTGTGCATTGGCGGATTCCTTTTACATCCATCGATAACCTCTCCTTTATTTCAATCCGATCATCATCGTAACGAACAGAATAATATTCTCTTTAGTTTGCTTTCCGTCCAGATATTTTTCCCATTCCGAATCGACGGCCCTCTCAAGTTCGCGGTACATGTCACCCATTCCAGGGAAAATCGTTGTACCAGGGGCTACAGATTCCAGAGATATAGCTCTTTCACACAGCTCGTGAATCTTATAGTAGACGTACAGTTCCTCAATATACCCGTCCGCTAGATCACCGGTTTTCTTATACTCGTCGTAAAGTTTCGAGATAACATCTTCACAAGATTGCTTCATCAGTTCCGCAGTGACTCGTGAACCGACGTCCGCTGAACCGACGCTGACCAGACCGGTGAGTAATACCAGGATCAGGATTGTTGATAGCAGTTTCTTCATGGGAATTCTTCCTTTCTTTTCCGCTTCACGCGGTTTCTTTTATCAGGTTATACCACGTACTCTTACCGATGTTCAGTTCCGAGCAACACTCCTTAACCGTGATCTGACCGCCTTTTTGCATTTTTCGGAATTTTTCAAGCTGGACCGGGTCAACCGATATCCGCTTCCGCCCCTCCCGATAATCCGGTCTCGTAGCCCTGGCAACAGCTTTACCGGATTGTGTCCGCTCCATAATCATGTTCCGCTCGTACTCAGCGAACGCAAGAAGGATGGTAACGATTAACTGACCGGTGGGTGTGTTGTCGATCAGACCCATGTTTAGGATATGAACCGAGACACCACGGCCCAGCAGTTCCTTGATGGTGTCGATACCGCCGGATGTCGTACGGGCGAACCGGTCAAGTTTTGTCACCACCAACCGGTCACCAGCGGTCAGTTTGCCGACCAGCTTCGAAAACTCCGGACGGTCCATCTTCGTTCCGGTGTACGCATCCAGATAAATCGTCTCGCATCCAGCCGACCGGAGCTGGGCTTCCTGGTCTTCAAGGCTGTTACCATACCGGTCCTGACCTTTCGTGCTGACACGAGCGTAACCGTAGAACATCGGATATACACCTCCAACAGTATAAGCGCAATCGTTCAATTCAGTCCTCTGATCCGGAAACCGGTCATTCCACTTCGTAGTATCCTTCGGACATCCGGGTCTCCCTCGGTACCATGATGATCTTGTAATCCAGTACCCGGGCCATCTCGTTCAGCTTTTCAACACTGATGTTCTTCTGACTCAACCGGTCCCAGATTACGTTGACCTTCTTACCAGACCGCCCGGCAAGTTCCGTCAACGTTACTCCTTTGTCTTCCATGATCTTCCGGACCGCTTCTGTAGCCTTCATACGCAACACTCCCTCCACGCACCGCGAATCGTCTTCGCTTTTGTTGTGGCCATTGTACTACGGTTTTTTCTGTAAGTCAAGATATTTCCGTAAAAATAGAGTTTGTTTTTTGAAGACGGTCTATTTCTGTATGTTTTAGGGCTTTTTTTGTTTTTGGGGTACGGAGAGGGGTTCCCCGCCGCCTGGCTGATCACCTGGGATCCCCCGCCGGGTATGGTTTGGTTCCGCTGTCCCGGGTATCGGGTCCCATGATCGAATATAGAATCCTTTACCAAACATTCACCAGCCTTTGACCTACTTTCACCTGTCTTTTACCTGATGCAGGTGTTTCCCCTCTGATCAGATCGAAAGCAGGGGATCAGTGTACAGCTACGGCCATATGATCATATAGACAGGTTTAGAGCGTCCATAAACTCTTGAATTATTGGACTGCAAAATTTTTACAGAAAAATCCCGATTTTTGCACAAAAAGGCATTGACGAATACAGAAATATCAGTATAATAGGTGGTGGTTACAGAAATATCCTTACCGACGACGAAATTGGAGGGTTGAAACATGAAACGCAACGAAAGAAACGATTACAACTACATTAGAAAGACCGTCGTATCTGATACCATCAACGTAGACATTCCTGTCACCTATACAAAAGAAGCGAGACAGGCCATGCATGATTTGCTCACGATTGAAAAAAGCATGCATGCGACGGTGATCGAATGGAACGACATTCGTAAAGAATATTGCATCGGATACGCTCCCGGACGTCGGCAGGAACAAGAAAACGCCGATATTGATGTGATCATGTCCGGATTGCGCAAAACTGATTATACATGGAATGGCTACAAAAAACCGGAAGAAACCACCACCAACAACAACGACGAAAAAGAAATGGAGGAAACCACCATGAAAACCACCACCACCAACAAAACCGGCTATGATGTTTCTAAGCTTACAGACGCTATGCGAATCCGCGAGGCATCCGGGGAAGTCACATTCCATGCCCCGCGCGGAAACGACAAAACCGGTATCATCCCATGTTGGAACCTTCTTCCCGTTGTCACCTGCAAGGGTCTCTGTCCCGGATGCTATGCACTAAAAAACGCGTTCCGTTGCGGCTATGATGTGAACAAGTCCAGCGTTTTGAAAGCATGGACAGATAACACGATCCTTGCGAAAACAGACATTGAAGGACTGTATGAGAAACTGGATGAATACTTTTCCAGCATGGCCGCGCCCCGTTATTTCCGGATTCATGCATCAGGTGACTTCTTTTCAAAGGCCTACGCGTATATGTGGTTTAGAATCGCACAGAACCACCCGGAAACGCGGTTTTTAGCCTTCACAAAACAGTTTGACAACGTGCGCGGCATTCCGTTTTGCAAGCTGGACAACTTTTCACTTGTGCTGTCCGCATGGCCGGGAAAACCGATCCCGGAAGACTTGACGGAACTCTACTCCGTTGCATGGATGCAAGACGGTACAGAAGACAGAATCCCGGAAAAGGTATTTGAATGTCCCGGGAACTGTCAGACGTGCGGGGCATGCTGGACGCTGTCAAAAGAAGGCCGGGACGTATGCTTCCATAAACATTGACGGATCGAACGATGATAGAAGCGGAGGGATGAAAATGTATACACTTCAGAAACTTGATTTTATTGGTGGGAAGGTCCCGGATTGCTACATCGTCCGGGACCGCAACGGGGACGCCGTAACCGTGATTAAAAGCGGTTACTATCTCCGCCGCAACGGTTTTGTTGTTGGTATATTCGCAAAGCATTCAAAAGGCGGATATATCAGATATGCAATCGGGAATGATGTAATCTTTCGGGAAAGTCCATATTTTTCCTACTTCAGAACATTAAACGATATCAAAAACAGGTACGATATTGGAAAGTGAGGAATGAAAAATGTCTAATAATGAGCTGCTGAAAGTATTGGAAGAGCGGCAGGAACTTGTCCGCCTGATGAATGAGGCGGATGAAAAGGTGAAACAGCTAACAGACCAATTAAAGGAACACATGGGAAATCAGACGCTATTAGTTGTTGGACCTTACAGGGTGACATATAAAGAAGTCACTCGAACGGTGGCGGATACGAAAGCATTAAAAGCAGCTGGTATATATGAACAGTATAGCAAGCAGCAGGTAACAAGGCCGTTTGTGGTAGCCTGATCGATATCGAACACAAAGAAGCGGGGACTGATTCAGAATCCCCGCTTTTTACATGGCTATACGGTATCATGCAGCGCTTTTAAGCGTAAACGGTACAGATATATCATGATAGCCTCAAAACGCGTTGTAGATGCCATGGAAGGCCCTAAAATGATATGCTACCATATCCGGATGCATCAAGCTGTCCCGTTCCTTCTGTCTGGTATGCTTCCATTGCTTTTCCTGATCCGGATAAAGGACAGTGTAATCTGATCCCCCTGTTTCTGTCCGTCGTCGTTGCTCGTGTTTTCGATCTGTCCGGAAACAATCAACAACGTTGGACATTGTGCGGTATCTTTTCCCCGTCGTGAGATAGTCGCCTGATACCATCCATCCGGGGACGTGATCAGGGGGACGTTGCCAGCCGTCGCCCATGGGAGGGGATACAGCCGCCCATGATATCATGCTTTGATGGTATGTTTGTCCGGATGGTATATCATCCCCCTGATATTATTCCTCGATATTATTTTTTATATATAAAAGCAACCTATGCGCGGCGAATACTTATATATATAATATTACCGTACCAATGTATATATATTCGTACCATGCATAATTATTCTATGTCTGAATCAGCTGGTATAGCATCGATCAGACGTTTTTTTGCGTCATCAGGGGCCATATCTTGTAGGGGATTGCTAGGTGTAACCACAACATCTGCTACATCTTTGTAACCATACCAGTTTTTAGCCAGGAATATGCCGGTAGCCGGATTGAGCTTTCCGGATTGCATATAATCAGCCCACATCTCCTCGATCATCGAGGTAGCTTTTTTGATAATGTCTATGTGCGTTTCGGCACGATACTTCCCATTTCTCCAGTCATTCAGTGTATCTCTGGTTATCCCAAGCCAGTTACACATACCGACGATCTGAGGTTTGCGGTCGTTGTCCATGCAGTGCTGAAAATATTCACCGATACGTTGCTTAACTTGTTCAGGATCCGATATATCAATTGGAGGCATAAACCAGGATACCAGAGCATTCCGGATAAAGCGCGAATTATCCTTCTTGCTGATCGTACC